GGAAAATTCTTGGGGCCTTTGTGGGGGGTTCATATCCATGTAAATGCGTGGAGTGGGTTGCATGTATATTGTGCATGTTGCTGCAGATGCAGCGAGTCACCAACTAGGGTGACAAAAGCTCAACATGAATGAAGAGCGTACAATGCTCGTGGCTGCCTGGGTGTGGGGTGCCGCATTAATGTTGTAGCGCGCGTATGCACTGGCCGCCTACGAGTCGTAGGCAGCTGTGACGGGGTCCACGCCGCACCTCACAAAGTGGGCGAACGTGGACTGCTGCGTCACGTGGGTGCTGTTATGTGCCCAATGCACTGGGACAGAGACAGCAAGTGGCAGGCAACAGAGTGCATTGTGGCTGAGAATGCGAGTCACTCTGTGCCGCCATGATCCACCTGGCGCCTCACAGGCGCCAAGGAGGGTGGCGAATGCCAGTCCCAGCAAGGGGTGGAAGTTCCACAATACCCGCTTGGGGACTTCTTCGCATGCCACCCCGATGAGTGCGGCGAGTTGGTTGCCGCAAGGGAGCCGCACGAGGAGCCCCCGGAAAGTGCTCCCCACGATGGATCGGGGGATGACAACGAGCGTGTCCAAGATGGCGTTGGCGGTCTCTGCCAAATACCACTTGTCGCTGAAACCCCAACACTTTGTCATGCGGATGGCTCGCTCCGTGCCTGTGAGGGGAAGTTCCAAGCCGAAGGGAGCTCGGACATCCTTGTCCACAAGTACCTCGGCTATTGGATCATTCCACAGGCAGTTCTGTGGGGTGGCCTTGTCCAGGAGCTTGCGTTCGAGCGCGGCACTGTGCTCCATGGCAAGGTCCCAGTTTACCCCATAACGCTGGAAGAACCACCCGCGTGTGACCTCGTTGGGGCGCACAAACACCTGTCTCGACAACCTGCACCTGTTGTCAAGCTCGGACATGTATGTGTCGAGTGCCTCTACTACGAGATTGTTGGAGTGGGCAGTGCGTCCATCCCACATGGCACTGAGATCATCAGCAGCTGAAGCCTCGGCCATAGGGTTCCACCTACTGTAGAGAGACTGCCCGTTCTCAGTATCCCACATCTCCACGAGCTGCTCCGCTGCTTTTTCCGCACGAGCAAGCTCGTCTGCGATGGCTTTGTTGCGCATCGGATTCTTGGCCGACATGTCCCTCCTGGCAAGCCGCTCAACCCTGTCGCGAGAAGACGCAATGTCCCCTTGGAACTTGGCCTCGAGCACTGCTCCAAGGTTGTCAATTCGTGCGAGGGAGGCCTTGCAGACGGCATTGACAAACGGGAAGGCTGCTAGGTCTCGCCGCAAGCCGACAGCAATGCCGTACGAATGCAGGGCGCTTGTCTGAGGTTGGCGCGTGCGTAGCGACCAGGACATCCTCGACAGGATGCGACCTGTCTTTGGGAGGAGGGCAATGCCCTGGCGCGTGGATAGCTCCCGGTCCCTGGACGTCACGCTGATGTCAACGGGGACGAAGACCTTGGACAGGAAGTCGGCCATGATGGAGTCTTCATGGTAGAAGCCCTCTGGCACGAAGCCAGCTGCTTGGTACACCTCCATCAAGCACGCACCGAGCACGGGCGCGAAGTCCACGCGGGTGAGTACAATCATATCGTCACCCATAACGGCACCCCAGGCCACGTCGCCGAATTCGCGCACGTCTTGGCACTTTGGCGCGAGGGTGGCGTGGGCCTTCCTAACGGCCGCATCGACAACAAGCCCCATGAGTGCACTGTTCGCGACTGACGTGGTGGGCATACCAGACCTGACACCTCCCGTTTGGCGTGCGCGGAAAGCGTAGCCACGGACAGACTTGCCTTGTTGGTCAGGGAGGGAGTCGTTTTTCACCTGGAGCGAGTAAGACACCTGTGCTTGTCTGTAGATGCCAATCACTCGGGGGGTC